TAAGACGATCATAAATCCCATCAATTCTGTGAGTATTGATAAGGGAGGATCTCCTGATGATTCCGTGTACTTCATATCCTTTTTCTAAGAGCAATTCGGCAAGATAGGAACCATCTTGTCCCGTAATGCCTGTTATTAACGCAACTTTCATATCATAAAGTCTTTTGTATCATTATACCAAAAAAGGAGAGTTTATGCAACTCTCCCATTAGGTCTTTCATGCACGCCACCAATTCTTTGACTGGAAATTGGAAACCAGGCGGGAGAGAGTCCCATCCGCACCAACGTCATTTGAGAGATGCCGTAAACTCATAACAGGGTCATATTGACTCCACCAGTACTTTTAAAGTCTCTCCGTGACTAAAGGGGTTGCTCCCGACCAGTTCTGTTATAGACCATCCGTGTCTTTTAAACAACTCCAACTTGTTCAAGATCTTGTTGAAGATATTCCATAAGAATTTCATAATCATCAAGAGGATCACCAGAAAATATTACCCCTTCATTTTCATAGAAGCGGCGAACCTTTTTATAAAGTTTCGGACTCTTTACATCAAGGTAGAATTCTCCGTTAGCAGCAGAGCGAAGAGTGCTAACATCCTTTTTGAACTTTTGAATCAGAGACATTGTTTTAAATTATTACCTTGTTATTATAAGGGTTTTTGAATGTTTAGTCAAGTAGTCCAATTTAAAAAGTGGACAGTCGGGATGATAGGATTCGAACCTACGACCCCTCGCTCCCAAAGCGAGTGCTCTACCAAACTGAGCTACATCCCGAAATTTTAAGCAATAGTAAAGTTTATTTTTCCTCCTCTAATCCACATCGCTGCAGATGGAGATCCAGGAGTATAATCATACAATAAAGTATATTTAAAATTATTGAGATTATACGGGTCATTCTCCGTCAACAATTGCCAAGTTGCAGGGCTTGATGGATTACTTATATCACTATACATCGTTGCGGACCAAATGTCAAGGCTATAACCAGAATTTGGATATTGAGTTGCTATATTTTGAGATCTAAAAGTTATATAATGATTTGAATCGGTTATTGATGGATAAACTTTATATCCATTTATAGCATCTGGTGTAAAAGTTATAGTCAAATCGCCAACTGTGCTAGTAATAGAAGTTGGAATTGAATTTGTGGGAGTTTGTCCTAAATTAACTCCATAAATTGTTCCAGTCCAAGTAAATCCTTCAAGTAAAGGATTTCCAATCTCATCAGTAATAGAATAATTAATATCCGCCATATTGCTTTAAATTTATTTTACTTTATGTATATAGTCATTTCTAATAAGAGACTAAATTATTTTTCATTTCTAAGAAATTTTTCAAGAGGATCTTTTCTTGTTTTTACAATTTCACATGCTCTCATATAAAACATATTATTCATATTTCCTGATTTTTCAAATGTTTCTTTTATCTTCACCCAATTATTGTAGGTGTGTTGATCCATTTGTTTTGTATTATAGTATTACTACTTATGATTATAACATTTTTGACATAATATTTTGTAACTATTGTAACTAAAGGAAAGTCAGGGATTCGAACCCTGGGAGGCTACTAACCTCATTTGTTTTCAAGACAAACACCATAAACCGCTCGGTCAACTTTCCATAAAAGTCCTCAACGGACTTCAAAATCTAAACGCCTAACTTTACGCTGACGCCTTGCTTCTTGCCAAGCAATATCTTCAGTTGTAAGAACACTTGATTTTGTTTTTGTATGAATAGAGTTTAACATAACAACCTTTGATAAGTCAAGTGCTGTAATTTTATCTCCACGAATAGTTGCCATATTTGAACAACCACAAGCAACCGTTTTCGTTGGATGCCCTTCCATCTCTTTATTGCAAGAGCGGCATCTAATTTTTAAATTTTCCATTTGTCAAATTTTATTCAGTAAATGAACGCAACATCCAAACAAACTTACCATGAGTTTCCATAAAACTTTGAACTAAATTCGATGTTGCATATTGTTTTTGATTATCTGCTTCTTCTGATATAGTAGTAAACGATTCAATTATTTTTTTATTACTATCTAACAAATCAGAAATCATTCCAGAAGCATCAATAAAACTCGATGCTTCTTTGATTTGGGAAACCTCTACAACTCTAGTAAGAGTGCTGACTGGTTTCATACCAAGATATCTCATGTGCTCTGTGAGAGTATCAATTTCTTCAAACATAGTTTCATACTGTCCACCAAAGAGAGTATGAAGTTGTTGAAAATCAAGACCTACAACATCCCAGTGATAGATCCAAGTTTTTTGGAAAAGAACAAAAAGTGATGCCTGAGCATCACTTAATAGTTTATAAAGTGTTTCCATTATACGTATTTTTTTAAGTATTTATGATTATTCAAATTAAATACTATTTCATCTCACAATAAATCAATCAGGATGACTAGATTCCAACATAAACTCTACGGTATTTGCAACATCATTCATCGCATCACGAAGAAATGGACGTTGCCCAGATTCTTGTTTGCAAATAGGACGAGAACAATCAGTTAATGTCCATCTCCATTGTTTCATAGATGCACAATACCAAAGTTTAATGTTCATGTTTATTATACTCAAGTTTAATCCAGTTAAGAAGAGCATTTGATTCTGCTCTTTCTGCTTCGGTCATAACATCCTTAAATGAGGCAGTATAGTGCTCAAGTGCTTTAATTGCGAGTGTTCTATCTTGTTGTGATATGAGAGACATAAGAATCTTGACTCCAAACTATAATACACAAAAAAAGGGGGTTTTGTCAACCCCCTTTATGTATCAGAACTTGAAGGTTGTCTGAATTACACCACCTAATCCACTGAAGGTAGGTTGTCCAGCAGCATTCGTCGTTGAATTGCTTGAACCAGAAGCATAGAACAGAGCAGGAGTAACTGAGATGTTATCAGATACTTGGAACTTGTAGAACCACTCAACTAACCAGGGATTGCTACCTGAAGCACCAGCGGAGTTTGCAGGTTGACCAAAAGCAATACCAGCAGCATTAGATTTGCGGAAAGCATCATCCCACTGGAATCCAACCATCCAAGAACGGGATGATTGTGCTTGTTTCTGAGGAGTTGCACCAGCAGCACCAGAGTTACCACTAACAAAGTTATAACCATATCCAACGCTTACAGAAGGAATTGCGCCCGTGGTTTTAGGTTGCCAGTAAGCATTCAGTGCAACAGCATTCGAATACTGATTCACACCCAGAGTGCTACCTGCAACACCATTACCATCACGAACTCCAGACTGAGGAGTACCATAACGATAACCAGCAGCAACACCCCACTGAGAATCCTTATAACCAAGTTGGGTCATAATGTTGATACCAGATGCAGAGTTGAAGACACCATAAGTGCTATCTGAACCCGATGCACCATTCTTACAACCAGCAGTACAAGTAGTGTTGGAACTGTTCACTCCAGAACCATTCACAACATAGTTAGCATTAAATACAAATCCAGGTTGTCCTTTTGCAACAGGTTGTTTCCATTGAAGACCAACACCTTCACCAGTTGCTTTGTTGTACACACCACCAGTACCACCAACAGCAAATACATCAAGAATGTTTGACTTATATGCAGTTGGAATCCATGCCATCTCGGTGTTACGAACCAAAGCACCAATCGTCAGTTTGGTTGCTTTGTTTGCACCAACAGGGAATTGATAGTACAGACGATCAATATAAACTGCATTATTCCAATCTTCTGCTTTATCAAGTTTGAAGATGTTGTTTGTGGAAGTACCGAAAGGATACTTAGAGAAATTACCAGTACGCAGACGAGTACGTAGCAAATCTTGACCAGTATATGAAGTATCAAGGTTGATACGAAGGTCATAGTTAAAGGTTGTGTTTCCATAACCTTTCACACCAGCAGCGGTATAATTAGGTACACCACCAAGAATCATGCTTGCTTCACCAGCCAGTTTGGTGGTAGTGGAGAATTGTTGTGCCTGAAGGGTACGAACTTTGTTCTCAAGACCATCCACACGAGCAGTCAGAATTGTGAGTTCTGTATCAAATTCTGCAAGGAGTTTTTTGAGTTCATCGGTGCTTTCAGTCACACGATCAAGACAAGCATTCAGAAGTGCTGCTGCCTCAAAACGGGTCATCGCTTTACCGCCACCAAAAGTTCCGTTGGGATAACCTGCAACGCAACCATATTTCTCAACAAGATTGCTGAGTGCCTGGTATGCCCAATCCGTAGGACGAACATCAGACAATTGAGTGACACTCGAAACCTGTTCTCCAGTTGAGTATTGATTGACTGCTGCCAAGTTAAGGTCTGCGGCATTCGCAGCAACAGGAGCAATCATACCAAGAGCAACAGGTGCAAGCATCAGTTGTTTGATTTTCATAAAAATTTGTTTTTTATACTAAACGACAATATGAAGATTTACAACAAAGCAAATCTTCGTTATTTATGCGCCTTAAGCAAATCTTAAGATTGAAAGCATCTTAGAGTACTTTTGGTTTTTTGTCAACTAAGATTTGGTTAAGAAGCGGAGTATCGGATTCGAACCGACGACATCTAACTTGGAAGGATAGCGTTCTACCACTGAACTAACTCCGCAATGTGAGAGTGGAAGGTTTCGCATCCTTCTACTGTATCCCTTATCGGGGTGCCTTACTTTTGGCATCACTCTCAGCACTTCGCTTCACACGGACATATGAAGTATAAGACATAATGAGTATTATGTCAAGCCCCCGACAAGACTTGAACTTGCGACAACCGCTTTACAAAAGCGGTGCTCTACCAGCTGAGCTACAAGGGCAAATGGGTATCGAGTGCCCGACACCCGCAGAAGACACTTTCTGCAATTTTCACTACATTAGAGGGCAGTGAATAAGAGAGATAGGCAGGTGCGGTATCCGTCGTGCGTTTCAGAAGTGTCACCGACTCCCATGCTCCTTTTTTCTTTCCTTACCTTTCTCAATTTGGAAGACCCAGACATTTCCAGTCCTTCCAACTCCCCACCTAGGTAACGCTCCTAGCTATCTCGAATTAACAGTTCGGCCCATTCGCTTGCTTGGTCGTGGGGAATGGTGGTAGGAGGGGGAGAACAAAGTGACTACCTCATCCCTCTTTCACATCATCTAGACTTTTGGACAGACCAGAGAGAGGTGTTGCACTTCCTACATTTTGATAGAGGCGCCTATCAGTTTATATAGTAACAAACTTTTGAAGGTTTGTCAAGCGTCCTTTGAGAGATTTGAACTCCCGACACATAGGTTCGTAGCCTACTGCTCTAATCCACTGAGCTAAAAGGACAAGGCGAAGGATGAAAGATTTGAACTTTCACTAATGGTTTTGGAGACCATCGTGCTACCAATTACACCAATCCGACAAGGTGCCCGATACAGGACTCGAACCTGTAAAACCTTGCTTCTAAGGCAAGTATGTATACCAATTCCATCAATCGGGCTGGCTGAGAAACTAGGACTCGAACCTAGATAGACTCCTTCAAAGGGAGTTGTCCTACCATTAGACGATTTCTCAATGGGGTGTCGTGAGGGAATCGAACCCTCGTATGGAGATTCACAATCTCCTGTCTTAACCACTAGACTAACGACACATGGCAGTAGATGGAATCAAACCACCGACGAGAAGTGTATGAATCTTCTGTTCTATCACTGAACTATACTGCCGAACGGAAGTGATTGGATTTGAACCAGTGGTGCCTATTACTAGGCACGGAATCTTAGCAGGATTCTGCAATAAGCCTCTCTGCCACACTTCCATATAAGATACCCCGAAGGGCAAGTGGAAACAACTGGACTTGAACCAGTGGTCTTTCGATTATCAGTCGAATGCTTTACCAACTAAGCTATGTTTCCAAGGTCTGAGAGGCAGGATTTGAACCTGCGACTTGAGCGTTCCAAACACCCAGCTCTACCAAACTGAGCTACTCCCAGAGGTATTCCTAACGGGATTCGAACCCGTGCTACAACATTGAAAGTGTTGTGACCTAACCGCTAGTCGATAGGAACATACGACCCTAACGAGATTCGAACTCGTGATTCTTCTTAGACAGAGAAGTATGATAACCACTTCATCATAGGGTCAAGGTGGGAGAGGAGGGAATTGAACCCCCGAGGCTAAAAAACCACTCCAGTTTTACAGACTGGTACTACGTTGCCAACAGTAGACACTCTCCCATATGGGTACGGTCGGGTTCGAACCGACGACTTACAGGTTAAAAGCCCGCTACTCTACCAACTGAGTTACGTACCCAAATAATATGGAAAATATTTGATTGTCTAGGTGCTGGTGGTCTCTCAACCACCTGTATAGAATACCACCGTTTGGTCTCTGGAGAGGCACTGGTGGGGCACTTGCGGAACTGTCACAAGCAATAAAAAAGGGGAGGAACCTTTTGGTTTCTCCCCTAATCTATTTGTTTTTATGGTTAGTTCTTACATTTGACCTACCATATCCACAAACAGGGGAGTACCCTCAATATGCCAATAACGGCAATCAAGATTACTAATCTGTTTTGTGGGCAGCGGGTAAGTCATTGTTTTGATGAATGTGTTTTATTTATAAGACTTTTTTATAAAAGTCAACAGGCTCACCTGGAATCGAACCAGGAACACAATTTTAGAAGAATCGGGTTATATCCTTTTAACTATGAGCCCATGAGACTATTATATCACTCCTTAGGGCAGTCGTCAACCCAAGGAGCACATAATCTCATTTCACCTCCAAGAACTGATTGAGCATAAGACCCATCTGGTGGTTTCTCTGAGTATCGTGGTTTTGATACTTCTGCTTTTGATAATCCAGATTGTGTCCAATAATCATCAATTGCTCTATCAACATCACGATGTATTCTTCTGTCAAGTTTCTCTGGATCTTTAATCACAAACTCATTAAGTATTGAACCTGGAAAATATTTTCTTTGAACTTCGTCAAGTAAATCCCAAATATTATTTTGGGATATTCCAGTACATTGTGAGAGTGTTGCAATAATAGAACTCAATACAATTCCTATGATTGCATATTGTTTTATATCTGGTTTTTTATTTCCAAAGTTAAAATTAAAGTTCATTCAAGACCTTGAAGAAATACTCTTAAACTTCTTTTTAATTCTTCAATTGTTAAATTTGGTTCCTCATACAAATATGAATTTAGAACCAACTTACATTTATTTTTGAGTTGATTATCACTAGACCAATCTAATAGTTCTGAAACTACTTGTGCTGCGATTGACATGGTAGGGGAAGAACTCTCCTTTCCTATTTATCGAAAAGGAGGACCGCCATACCATCCAACCAAAGAAATCCTTCTTCCCCAAGTTACAGGTTTAACTCTATGAGAAACTATTGATGGAAATACAATTACATCTCCAGCATCAAGTTTAAAAGTTTTGCATTTTTTAGTTGGGTGAAATAATTGCAATTCACCTCCACCATAATCACTTTCAGAACTCAAACACATCACAATACTTAATTTTCTAATTAAATTTTTTTCTGGTTTTTGTGTCATATCAATATGCCACTTATATTGATCATTTGGTGGTTGATAGACTGTAAATTGAATCTGATCATGCCACCTTTCTAAATCAAAATTAAAAAAAGATTTATTTGCACACGATATAAAGTGTGCCATCATTCCAGCAACCCAAGAATCAGTATAAAGCCATCTATGAGAAGATGACCTTATTTTCGAATTAAATTTATTTTTATCAATAAGTGATTTTTCTAAATATTCTTCATCAAAAAAATCTTTAATAATATTATCACATATTTCTTTGCTCATTTGAGAAGGAATAAAATAATGTTCTAAAATTGGAATATCTATAAAATCTCCAGTCATATTTCAATAATGATTTGTTTAATAAAGATTCAAGAATTTTTATTTTCTTTTCTTGAATTTTTTTCTTCAGTAATTTCTAATCTACGTGCTTTAACAAGTTTAGAAATTTCTTGAAGTGCTTTACGAGCTCTTGTTCCAGCCGAATTATTACCACCAACAAACTTTTCATCTTCAGTTTGCCATGCTGCGAATGCATCAGCAATTTGTTGTACAGTTTCTGACATAATTTTTCCTTTAATATAGGTATGTGTTTATATATACAAGAAAAGGGAGGGTTTCCTCCCCTAACATAATTAGACTTCTACTTGAACCAGACGGTTAGCATAATCATGGGCATATGAGGTTCGAGCACCATGATGACCCCAACCAATCCAATCGTAAGCAAAATTCATGTAAGAGTAGATAGATTTTCCAGGAGTTTTCATTTTATCTTCAATACTCTTCCATTGAACTTCATTTGTTAGATACCGAAGTTGCGTTTCGAGTGATGATGGAGATCCACCATACTTTCTAGCAAAATCACCCAATCCATAATAACGATTCGCAGATGTCCATTGAATCAGTCCATATCCACCCCAGCAGGATGAATAGGACCTTTTACTACCACCTTCACAAATATTAGGCACGAATGTGGATTCTTGCTTAATATTTCCTAAAATAGTAGCAAGGGCGTTTCTGTCTTTAATTCCAATGTCCTGAAAATAATTCAGGGCAACATTTTCATTTTCATTACACCCTTTACAAATTAACCTTTTTTCTTTTGGCTTTGGTTGTGCAACCTCTTTGGTCGCTGTCTTGGTCTCAAACTCCTTAATAATTGAAAATGGTGGCGGAGCACTCAAAGGCGGAGGAGGAAATAAACCAGGCAGTGTTGCCGAACTGGTTGTAACCGATGCCAAAAGAGGCAGGGCTACTGTAAAGAAATTTTGCATTAAGTTTTACTGAACTCTACATCCCAATAGAAAGGGGGTACACCACTCCTCTCGGAGGGCACTTTCCTGGGCTCTAAAATCACATCAAATTCTCATGATGTCATCCCTGTGTTAGGGATTTCTCATAATAAGATACTATTTAGGATTTGTCAAGAATTACCCAACATCATTTTTAACTAATGGATATTTACAATGTTTATGATTTTTAAATGATAAATTTTCTACAAAAAATACTTGAGTTAATCTTTCTTTAGTTCCAAAATAAGGAACTCCATGATGATTATTTCCATCAAATAATATACATCTATTAAATATGTTTTCAATTCTAACAGATTCATAATATTGATCTCTGCTTTGATCCCACGTAGACATATTTTTATCAGTTAAGGATTCTCCTTGATATTTTTTAAATTTAAGATTATTTGCATCAATATGCAATTCATTATGATAGTACCATTTATTTTTTGGTGTATATATTGAAGTTCCTGTTCTTTCTTCTGTAATTAAATCCAAATACACAACTCCACCAAATAAAACTCCATCCCGATGAATAAATCCTCTATTATTTTTATTTGTTTTTTCTGGATGAAATGGTTTAATTTTTTGAAAGGATGTAGATATTACATAATCTGATATTTCATGTATATTGTAAAAAATTGAAAGTATTTTATCACAAAAATGATGAAATAAATCACGATTAATATTTGAAATTAGTTCAGTTCTTGAACCTGGCCATCTTCCGTCTTCATTTGGATAAAATTCTTGAGATAGAGCAAATTCTCTTACGTCATGTGGATTGTGATAAAAATCATCTATAACACAAACTGGAAATAACTTATTATGCATAAAAATTTATTATTCATTCGTTAATATATTCTAATGAGAAAATATCATGATCTGGAATATCTGGATTTAACCATTCACTAAACTCTGATTGAATTGCATGGGCATTATCAATATTTTCTTCAGAGAGAATATGAATCCGATCAATTGCCCAATCATGTGTTTGGCGAAGAGTTTGTTCCAAAGTTACCATAATCTTTTCGCATGTAGCGTCCTAGAATATTGCTATTGTAGTACGCTGGAATGCCGTTGTCAAGAGATTCCTTTAAAACATTATTTAAAAAAAGTTGTTTTGTTTCTTCATAGTTACAGTCACCTTTGGTTTTATGAAGACTTAATATTTTTCTTTCAAAACTTTCTTTACCGTATTTCTTTACATCTTCTTTGAGTTCTGGACAAGATCCGTAGTATTTTTGCCAATCAGACTCTTGTTTAACTCTTCTAGATTTGCCTTTTGGTGTGCGATATGCCCAGAAATATTTCCTACCAATGTAACTACGACCAGTTGTAGGACAGTAAATATGATAAACAAAACCAAACCAATCTTGAATATGAGAAGACTCAAATACTTCTCCAGAGTATATCCAAGGGTTTTCATAGCTCATATAAAGTAATCTTATGAGCTATTATTTATCTTCAACGCTAGCAAAGCGATTTTAGCAATAAAAAAGAGGGTTGTCAAGCCCTCTTTGAGTATTATGTCAGATTTTTATCAACTTTTTTTTGATTTTTTTGTTTTATTTTTTCCACCCATTTGATCTTGACCGAGAGCGCCAGCAATAATATCTCCTCTGGTTACTTTATCATAAGGAGGATAGTTATTTGCTAAGTTTCCATCACCTTTTGATTCAATAATACTTTTTCTCCACTCTTCACTCATATTTGCCATAATAGAAATTGCTGCCTCATTCGTATCAGCATAACCTTCAGTACAAAGATATTCAATAACTAAATCAAAAATATCAGTTTGTTCACCAAGTCTATCTGCTGCCTTAGAAGCGGCAGAACCAACCTTACGCGATGCCTGAGCAACTCTACCAGCACCCCCTGCAACGGCGCGTAAACCCGCTCCTAGCATCCTCTTAACGCCACTTTTAACTTGCGCTTTCTTCTGTTGGGCAGCAGCAGAAACCGCTGCTCCTGCCTTCTGAGCACCGTGTACAGCAGCACGTCCTGCTCTCCTTGCCTCATCCTTGGCGATTGAACCAGCAATTTCAGCAGCTGCCTTTGCACCACCTACCTTTGCCTTTACGCGATTCACAGCGCCTTGTATAGCAGACTTACGTGCTGCTGATTTTCTACTACCAAGTCTTTCTTGTGCTCTTGCTTTTCTTTGTTGTGGGCTTTCAGTATCACTTCCGTATGTAACGGTAGCTTCATCTAAAGTTTCAAAATAATCATAAGAAGCATTTTCTACTGCTTCTAAAACATCATCAAGTTCATATCCAAATTCCAAACATTCTTCTACTAATTCTTCAACAATCTCTTCGATCATTACATCAGAAATATCATCAAATTCACCAAGAGTCATTTTTAAATATGACTCAGTAAGTTCTTTATGCTGTGATGGTAATAACATTTTTTTACAATTACTTTAAAAATATTTATAAAAAAAGAGGGTCCGAAGACCCTCTCTATCAAAGTTGAAATCCTGCAAAGGAATCTTTTGTAACGTCTTGCTTGATTCCACCAATAATATAACTTTCAACCTCCGTTTCTTGAGGTGCCACTTGAAGACCTTTAGAACTAATCCAATGCTCCGTCCAAGGAAGTGGATTATTTTTTGCAGGAATATCATAAAGAGGACGAAGACCAATCGCTTTCATACGACGATTTGCAATCCACTCAACATATTGCTGAAGAAGTTTATCATTTAGTCCAATCATAGAACCATCCTTGAACAAATACTCTGCCCAAAGTTTTTCTTGATTTACAGCATTTTCAAAAGTCTTATAAACCCAATGTTCTTCTTCTTTGGCAATTCTTTGCATCTCAGGATCATCGCCTTCTTTCCACTTGTTGAGAATATTCTGAGTGATAACTAGATGCTGATTCTCATCACGAGCAATCAATCCAATTATTTTTGCACTTCCTTCCATAAGTTTGAGTTCGCCAAATGCAAAACTGCAAGCGAAACTGACGTAAAAGCGAATACCTTCAAGAATATTAACGTTTGCAACTGCTCTGAAAAGTTTGCGTTTGAGTTCATATCTTTCTGCCTGTGCGAAGGGAACTTGTTCTTGGGCATGTTTCCAAAGTTCAGAAGTCCCATAGTGTTGAGCACCATTAATGAAATCATTATATGCTTCCGTTACACTCACAGCGCGTTCAAGAATACGATCATCTTTAAGAATCGTATCAAATACATCCGAAGGATCGGAATATACATTCTTGATGATGTAAGTATAGGATCGTGAGTGAATCATCTCCATAAACTCCCAGACCTTCATACATGCTTCCAATTCTGGAAGTGAGCAATAGGGAGCAAATGCCATTCCAGGTCCACGACCTTGGACGCTATCAAGCATAACTTGATATTTTAGATTAGAAGTAAAGATATGTTTTTGTTCAGGACGAAGAGATTGGTAATCTCCACGATCTTTCTGTAAAGAAACCTCCTCAGGTCTCCAAAAGTATCCTAATTGTTGAGTTGTTAGTTTATCGAAAATTGGATATTTGTAAGAATCGTATCTTTGAATTCCCAGTGGTTGACCAAAAAACATGGGTTGTTTTTTGGTATCCACTTCTTGGGAGTTGAAAACGGTCATTTGATTAACCACTTTTTTCTCCGTGCTATTTGTTTTAAATCTTACAAGACTCACAATCTTCTTCTCCCGAATTCAAAATGTCGTTAATTAAATCATCAACAGGTGATTTGGATTCTACCATTTCATCTGTCTTAATATCATAAGTATTTTGGTAATAACTGGTTTTCCAACCATACTTATATGTAGTCAACAAATCCTGTGCCATTACGCTAACAGGAACTTCATTATTGGGATAATTTTCTGGATTATAGGACCAGTTTCCAGAAATCGCTTGATCAAAGAACTTTTGCATAACTGCAACAATATTAATATAACCACGATTGCTAGGCATATCCCAAAGAAGCGTATAATTGTTCTTAAGTGTTTGGTACTGGGGAACAATTTGCTTAAGTGGACCTTTTTTAGATTTTTTAACGGACAAATATCCCCTAGGTGGTTCAATTCCATTTGTGGCATTTGACACAACGGAACTGCTCTCCGATGGCATCTGTGCGGACAGTGTTGAGTTCCGTACTCCATATTGCTTGACCTGTTCTCTAAGACCTTCCCAATCATACTTAAGTTCGTTAGGTACAATTTCGTCTACATCTCTTTTGTAAGTATCTATAGGAAGAATACCTTGCCCATACTTGGTTCTGTGTGAATATTCACATGCACCTTTTTCTTTAGCAAGATTGACAGTTGCCCGAATCAGATAATACTGGAATGCCTCAGTCAGATCGTGAACCAGTTTCCAGGCACCAGGATCATCATAGTGTTCACCATGTTTGGCAAGATAGTGAGCAAGACCAATATAACCTACACCAAGTGAACGACGTGCTCTGGTGGCAAGTTCTGCTGCTTTAACGGGATATCCTTGGAAATCAATGAGTTCATCAAGACTCCTAACAGCAAGATCGCAAAGAACTTGAAAATCTTCAAGATCCCTGATTTTACCAACGTTGATAGCAGAAAGAATACAAAGAGCAATTTCACCATTAGGATCATCAATATGCTGAATAGGTTTTGTAGGTAAAGTAATTTCTTGACAAAGATTACTCATTTCAACTTTATCAACAAAAGATGAATGAGAATTGCAATGGTCAATATTCATGATGTAAATGCGACCAGTCTCAGCACGTTCTTTTAAGAGGTCCAAAAAGAGTTCTTGAGCGCCAATAGTTTTTCTTGGAACAGATGCATCTCGTTCATAACCCACATAAAGGTCGTCAAATCTATCAGTGCCAAAAGCATCATACAAACCAGGAACGTCGTGTGGAGAGAAGAGTGTAATTTCTCCGTTTTGGATGAATCGTTCATAGAAGATTTTGCTGATTTGGATACTATAGTCTAACTTACGAACACGATTATCTTCAGTTCCTTTGTTATTTTTTAATACAAGAATATCTTCTATTTCTTGGTGCCAGATTGGAAAGTGGACCGTTGCGCTTCCACCTCTGATGCCATTCTGTGTACAGCATCTGACAGTTGCTTCAAACTTCTTGAGGAATGGGACAACCCCAGTATGAGCAACTTCTCCGCCTCGGATTTTGCTGTTGATACCACGGATTCTGCCTGCGTTGATACCGATGCCCGCCCTTTGAGCAACATAGCGCATAATAGCCAAATCGCTACTACCGATGCTATCGAGGGTGTCATCAATATCAACAAGAACACAACTAGCGTATTGTCTAAGTGGCGTTCTAACTCCTGCCATGATGGGAGTTGGAATGTTGATTTTATGCTTGGAGATTGCATCATAATACCTCCGAACGTAATCTAAACGTGTTTCTTTAGGATACTTAGAGAAAATAGTCGCCGCAATCAAAAGATACATAAACTGTGGCGTTTCGTAAAGTTCCCCAGTACTTCTGTCTTGTACAAGGTATTTATCAACTACCTGCCGAAGACCAGCATAGGTAAACAAATAATCACGACCATGATCAATAAATGACTGAAATTTTTCAAACTCTTCGTCGTTGTACAGAGAAAGAATCTCCGCATCATAAATTCCTAGTTCAACACATTTTTGGGTATGCTGAAGAACAGTAGGGCATTCGTACATTCCACCAAATAACTGTTTGCGAACAGCAAATAGAAGCAAACGAGCAGCAACAAACTGATAATTAGGATGCTCCAAATCAATCAAATCAGAAGCAGAACGAATCAAAATCTCTTGAATTTCTGCGGTTGTAATGCCATCATAAAATTGAATACCAGATTGCATTTCAACTTGTGATGCGGAAACACCAGCAAGATCTCTACATGCTTCCTCAACCATAATATGAAGTTTATTCAGATCTAAATTCTCAGTACTTCCAGATCTTTTTATTACTTTAGTCCCGTTACTCATACTTTTTTCCACTCGTTGAATTTGATTTTTGCTTCTAGTGCTCTATATGTATTTGATTTTAACACATCCATAACTGAAAGTCCAGCAAGCACCATATCATTAATGTCTTTTTCAGCAATTGACTTTGGCCAAATTACTACTTTCTCACCCCTATCGATGAGTTTTGAAATCCTATTACAGATTTCTTTGTTCCTAGGTTCATTATCAAGAACGTACACAATATTGTTGCCCAAATTAAGACTATCCAGTAAAATATCCGATCCACACATTGCGATGGCATTTTGAACAAATGTTGAATCAAAGGGACCTTCGGTAACATAGATTGTTTTATCTGTGTTTACTCTTTCTAATCCATAAACTTTGGGAATACTTTCATCTAGAATCACCGTAATATATTTAACACTACTGGGACCTAGTGATCTTCCTTGAAATCCAAAGATTTCACCTTCTCTAGTGTGTAGTGGTATTACTATACGACTTTCATCTCTTACGATCCTACTAAATGTGGGTTTTTGAGTGTTAGTCCATTCTTGAAATTTGTTAGCAAAATAAAACTTTTCTGGATTTAGAAGTCTTTTTTCAAGATACTTTTTTGCAACTTCATTCTCTGATGCTTTTGGCAAATCTAATTTTTTTTTAAATGATGGTTTTGTAAACTCAAACTTAGGTTCCTCAACCACAAAGTTTCTACCAGTGTGCCCCTCTTTGAACTTCTCAAGCGTATACTGCTTATGAAGAACTGGATCTATCTCTTTAAGAAAATTATTAAACGATAAACTAGCACCACAATTGTGACACTTAAAGTTTGTATTATTCTTTACTGGATAGATATATCCTCTTGTTTTGTTCTTGTTCTTCTGTGAGTCCCCACAGATAGGGCAACGGAAGTTGTAGAGATCCGCTTTAACCCTTTTAAATTTTTGAAGACGCGAAGATACAAGTCCAATATACTTGGAATCAATCAAATCCATTATGAAGGTGCTTTATTTTCCTTGCTCTATTGTAACCTGAGAAGATGGTCGTGTCAAGAGGGAACTTACTGTTGGAATGACTCCAATCAAAAAGGAAACTATCGCAATTGCACCAACCGCTTTCCATTTAAACTGAGATATTGACTCCACCTTTTCTTCTACTTTTTCAATTCTTTCACTCAACTCTTTACTGATTGCATCATGTTGTTCTTTTGAAGATTTTTTAATATCTTCAATCATATTGACAATAATATTATCTGTTCTATTACATTGCTCAATCTTTTCATTATGAATAGCAAGCATTTGACTGATATTTTGACTTGTTTCTCCAATTTTTTGAATTGCCGTATCAATTCTTTGCATCATCTGCTCATAAACATTAATGCGCTCTTCAAGTAATGCTATTTTTGTTTCTGTAGATGATGGTGGAAACATTTTATTTCTCCTTTAGGTATTTTAACCATGGGGAACGTGATTTATATCCACCTGTTGCATATCTATTTCTACGATGTATTTTTCCAAGTTTTGGAGTAATACCAGCACTTGGTCCTTCTGCTGGTGATTTTTCACTATATCCAGCAATAGGTCCAGAACTTCCTGTTGTCATCCCACCAACAACAGCATCTTCTTTTAACTTATGAATAATTTCTATAATTTTATCTATATTCATTAGATAGAACTTAAAACAGAACTACAATATTCGTCCTCACATATTTCATTAAGTTTAGTTTTTGGATACTCTGGAATCCTATTTAAAAATAATAAAAAACTTTTTAAAGATGGCCAAAGATCTTTTTCTAAATTATAGAATAAAAGAGGAATAGCAGCATCATTAAAAACATTAAAAAGAACTATTAAATGATTTAATAAAAGATGTGATTTTAAAACTCCATCTTTTTTATACTTTCTCAGTAATTTTTTGATATATCTAATTCTCTTCAAATCCTCATCAAAATCTTCTTTAGTAACTGCTTGCGGATTATCGTAGAATTTTATAGCAAAAATCAAATAATTACTTTCATTCAACTCATCAAATCTCATATTAAATTATCATGCGTAAGTTAATGATGCAGAGTTAGAAATTACTTCTTCAGTTCCGCCAAGCGAATTAATTTTCACGCGGAATTTATAACCATCATAGGTTGCCTTAGCAGCAGCAGTAAGTGTAAGTGTTGCTCCAGTTGCACCAGAAAATGGTGAAGAATTTGCAAGATCTGTCCACTTAACCGATTGTAAGGCAGTTTGATATTGCCACTGATAAGTAAGAGTTCCAGGAGTACCAGATGTTGAAGTACTAATTGTAAAGGTTCCAGTATGAGGATCAGATGCTCCAGTAACTGCCGTTGGTTGGGCAGTAATAGTTACTGCAGATGCAACATCAGCAACTTTAGCATCATCAGTCCAATCACCAGCATTTGCTGAGGTTTCTTTAACGTGTGCAATTTTTTCTGCCTTATTGCGAGTATTTCCTTCAGAATCTACAAAAGTTTTATAAACCCACCATCCAGGACCATCAATACCACGAGAACGATTTTCGTTTAAACTTGCTTCAGTATTATCTACAAAATATAAAGTTCCCGTATTAGAATCTCCACCTTCAATTACATATCTTGCTACAGCCTTAGGTGCAGTTCTGCGAATTACACTTGCTGCAGAAACTGTTCCAGTTGAACCTGCATAAACCTTATGCAGATCTAAATGAGTAGCATCAGTAATTTTTCTTACAAAATATGATACACCAGAAATAACTAAAATATCTCCCTGATTAATGTAATTATTGGTTGCACTATCAAGAAAGCTACCACTTGCAAGTGTGATTGTTGCATTGCCGTTGACAACAGCAATATTATTTGCTAATGCTTTTGCATCTATTTTACCAAAAACTGACATTTTGGATACCCACAAAAATTCTTTTTCTATTGATATTTATAAAAAAAGGAGACCTTTATTTTGGTCTCCTTTATAATTTAATATTAAAATATCAGGGAGTTAAATCTTTAGCACCTTCTTTTTTCAAAGCTGATTGTGCTTGAAGAAGAATAAGTGAAAGAATACCGTTTGCTTTTACTTTTGGATTTGCGCCAAGTGCTTCGGAGATTGCAAATGCGATAGTTGCAATCAAACCTTTATTAGCGACTAAAAATGCGATTACTGCTGTCATAATAACCTCGTGTAAAGAGTATCCTTTCCTATTTATTACATTAAAGCATCTTTACCATGTTTAGCAATAATCGATTGTCTTACAAGATCTACTACCTCTTTATTGTTTTTTGCAGTCTCTTTGGGATCATATGGTTTTGATGATCCAGTAGTCATGCGAGAAGAACCTCTTCCAGCACCAACTCCACCTCGCATAAGTCTTTTATCATTTACTCTATCTTCTGGCCCCTCATTAACAACTTCACCTTTTGGTTCATGTGACATATTTAAACCCATCGATCTTAACTCATTTTTAGCAAGATTGGAATTTATTTTAATTTCTTCTGGTGATACTTTACCACCTTTACTTTTTTTAATTTTTGGTTTTTCGTCACATCCACAATCTGCATCTTCCTTCATAGCACCACTTGCTGTTCTATGACT